GGTGGCGCGCGCCTCGGTGTCCACGGTTGCCCCGCCCAAAGGCTCAGGCAGGCCCCGAATATGCGCCTCAAGCCGCGCAATGCGCCGTGCCTGCTCTTGGATGATCTGGATCAGTTGCGCCGAAGGAAGATCACCGCTGGCCGTAATCGGCTGATTGGGTAGCAGCATCATGCAACCCGCCCCTCTGCCAGCATGGAGAATGGATCGACCTCAGACACCCGCGCCCGCACGGTCAAAGACCGACACAAGCCCAACTGCCGCCAGATAACCCGGCCTGCATAGTTGCCAATCGGGCCGATTTCCCGCGCTTTGCCCTCGGTCCATGTCATCCCGCCATCGCGCGAGACGAACAACTCAAGCAGACCTGATGTCAGACCTTGACGGGGGAACAATTCCAGTTCCGACACCCGGAACCTTTGACCGTCCTGATACAGCGTCCGCGACGTCATTTCCCGGACCAAAGGCAAGGCCCCATCCGAAGGCACACGGGCAAAGCGGCGGATCGACCCGTCATCATTCCCGCAATGCCATTCCCCACGCCACAAGACCGAACACGTCACGGCCCAAGGCTGCAAATCAGCCCCTTGCGCGCGTTCATGCCATTCCCCGGTCGCCACGTCATAGACCCACGCCGGGGCATCAACAAACGTGATCACGCAGAAGGTATGGCCCTCGTCCTCATAGGTGAAGCAGGCCCTTGGCGTGCTTTGCCGGATAGCCGTTTCGACCGGGGGAATGGAAACAGGCGTAGCGTTGGCGCTGATGATGTGCGCGCGGTTGTCCGAACCCACCATGAACGCGCCGCCCTGAATTTTGGTGATCAGGTTGTGCGATTTCAGGCCAACATCAACCACGCCCCCGGCCTGCCGCGCAAAGACATTGGCCCCGGCTTCGCCCGTCAGATACCAAACCTCATAGGACAGTTCCTTGAACAGGTAGAGCATCCCGTTCAGCGCCAAGGGCCGGATCAGGTTGTCGTCTTTCCCGTCAGCCGTGGCGAAGTTCAGGCCCGGCAAATCGGACGGATCGGCCTGATCTGACCATTGGAACCTGCGTCCAGCGCGTTCCGTCAGGACCGTGTAGCCGCCGATGTAGTCCAGCGCGCCGAAGTTGCTAAATGCCCCCGGCGTCGGGTTGGTCAGGGTCGCGCCGTCCCACAGGAAGTATTCACCCCCACAAGTGACGGTGACTTTCCCCTCATTCCCCGCAATCGTCGTGGCCGCGTCGTCCTCAATCGTGCCAATGTCCTGAAAATCGGCCCCGACCTCGTAAAGCGTGCCATTTGCCGCCGCGAACAGCTTATCCCCGACAACCGACAAAGCCCGAATGAACAGGTTCGGCAGGGACACAAAGTCCTGCGTCCCAAGAACCGACTTGATGTTGTAAGCCGACCGCCCACCAGAAACCACCACCTCGCGGTAGCAGTTGATCAGCCGCGAGGGGTTTGCCGTGATGGCGTCACCGTCCCGCGCCGATTGTCCGACAAACTCAATCTGCGGCATCAGTAGAACACCGGATCAGCCGCCGCCCGGTCGTCCGGGAACTCGACGGAGAAAAACTGAAGCATCGCCGTGCCGCGCGTCATTTTCGGCGCGACCGAATAATCCCCGGCAAGGTCCACAGCCAAAAGGTTCGCCAGCGGCAAGAAAGCCTCGTCAGGAACAGCGGACAGGTTGAACCCAAGCCCTTGGCCGTGGGTGTCAAGCGCCCGCTTGGAAACCTCTGCAAAGAGCGTGTCCAGCACTTCGCCGCCATTGGCGATCTGGTCAGCCGTCAGGGCTTCATCCTCAGACTTAACGCCAATCTGGCGGAAAGCGCGGTTGATCACGTCAAGCCGAGTTTTCATGACAGCCCCCAAAGAAAAGGGCAGGCCCGAAAGCCTGCCCCGTTGTCATCACGAGTCAGCCGGGGCGGCGATGAAGCCAGTGACCAAGCCGTGGTCTTTCAGCGCCGAAGAGGCCCCGGTTTCAAAGCGCATCTTCTGAATGCCGCGCACTTCCTGCGTCCCGATGTGCTTGTTGAAGCCGTAGTCGGTTTCGTCGCGGATCGTGGTGGGTTCCTGACCCCATGCCAGACCGATGGCCTGCGCGCCGCAGAGGTAATACGGCTCGACGCGAACCACGGTGCCTGCGGTGTTGTTGAAGCCCGCGATTTCCGGGATTTCTCGGATGATCACGCCATCATAGATCAGGTCGCCATCTTGGAAGATGGGGTTGGCTTCCACGTCGCGCGGGCGGATTTCGCGGTTGGCCTGCGCCATCACGCTGTCCGCTTTCAGGTCGCGCATGGTCATCGAGCCGACGAACATCACGAAGTATTCGCGGCCCATGCTGTCATCAACCCGGATCGGGCGAATGAACGGGTCGGCGGTCTTGGCGATCCGCTTAACCAGCGTCACCACGGACGCGGACATGCGCTGCGTGCCGAGAATGTTGTTCAGCGCGGTCGCGTGGGTCGTGCTGTAGTTCGCCTTGGCATTGCCGAACAGCACGCGGTCGGCGTTGTTCGTCACCCAGGTATTGCGGGCGGTGGCGTTGGCCGAACCGAAGGCGGTCCCGTCAATCGACCCCAAGGCGGTGATGATGTCGGTGCGCAGCTTGTCAGCCGACCAAGTGGTCAGCATGTCACGCGCGGCCTGCAGAAGGTCAATCTCGCCGTAACGCTGATCCGGGTCTTGGATCAGAACACCGTTGCGGATGTAATCCACGTCGATCTTCTGGTTGAAGTTGCCAAGGGCCTCCTCATTGCCGACGAGGGCGTTTTTCCCGGTGACGCCAGCGCCTTTCAGGCGGGTGATCAGCGGGATGTTGACCGATTTGCCGCCCGCCGTCAGTTCGCGCTTCACTTGAATGACGGACGAGGTTCCGGTCCCCATGTAGGGCAGAAAACCGGAGGTGCGGACATATTCCGCGAAGTAGCGGGAAAGCCACTTCTGGACGTTCAGGTTGGAGTTAAGGTTGGTGACAGCCATTTGTCAGGGTCCATCTAGGGGCCGGGCGTCGCCATCACGGCGGGCCAAGGCGGTGGGGGTTAGCCCTTCACGAAAAGGGCATCAAACCCGGACGTTGGGGGCTGTTGCGCCCCGCCTGTGCCGGGTGCCGACGCCATGGAAGGCGGCGGCGCGGTGGGCTTCGGTTGAGCCTGCATTTCGGCCAAGAGGCGTTCCCGCGTCTCAGCTTCGATGCGCGCGCGATAGGACGCAGGATCATCGCCAATCTCCTGCATCATCTTGTGGCGCTGATACGTCTTGACCGCCTCGTGGAACGGCGACGGGGACGCGATCAGGTCACGCGACAAATGCGGGTTTTGGTCGAAGAAAGCGTAGGCCTCTTTCACCACTTCGGCCCCGAACTCCTTTTCAGCAAGGAAGCGCGAGGTTTCGAGTTTGGTGTTCAGTGCCGCCGCGACTGCCGCTTGCTGCGCTGCCTGTTGGGTCGCCGTTAGCGCGGCCTCAGGATCGGCGTAGAAGTCAGGCTTTGGTGCGGTTTTGGCCTCATATTCCGCCAGCTTGCGGCGAAGTTGATCGGCCTCGGCCATTGCGGCTTTGCGCTTGTCCCGCTCGTCCAGTAGCGCGGTGATGGGGATGTGTTTCGCTTCCTCGACTGCCGCAGGCGGCGCGGCCTCAGGTTCGCCCTTCGCTTCAACGGGTGCGGGTTCCGGCTGCTGTTCGGCAACGGGTTCCGGCGCTTGTTCCTCGGTGAAAGCATCGTCATTCAGAAACGGAAGGCTTCCGCTCATCTGGTTCATCCTCTTTGCGTAGAAGGTCACGAAGCGCCCGTTACCCCGGCGTCAGGTCATCGCCCGTATAGTCGGCGGCACTCAGTAGCCCTGACGGGCCACAAGCTCTTGCACGGCGGCATTGCGCTGCATCAGCGCGGTTTCCGTCTGTGTCTTGTCGGCTTCGGCCATGTCGCGGGTGGCCTTTGCTTGCGCCGCCATACCCTTGATCTGCGCGTCAGCTTGTGCGGCTTGGCCCTGCATCTGCATTGCCGCCGCCTGCTGTTGCTTCTGCTCCTGCATCAGTTCCAGAAGCCGCGCCTTATTCCGCACGCTGGACGCCTCAATCAGCATTTCATCCGGGATCGGGATGCCGCTTTGGCGCATTTCCGCAAGCTGCTGGAACTCTTCCTGACGAAGCGTCACAAGATCGGGCGCTTCCTCAATGATGATATCCACGTCCATTTGCGCGACCGGGTTTTCCACCATCGGCACAATCGCATTGGTCATCGGATCGAACTGAACACCCTTCTGAACGTTCACCCCGATGAACTGAGCCGCCCCGGCCTCGTCGGTCACTCGGACAAACCGCTCCTCGGTCCAGTATTGCTTGATGCGCATCCACATTTGGCGGTAAACGCGCAGGGTCCAATCCCGCAGGCTGTCATAAACCGGGGCCAATTCAGCCAGCCCCGCGTTCTGTTGCGCCAAGATGGCACGGCCCGACTGCTGCCCGTCCAACTGCCCATGCAACGCGGCATTCGGCCCAACCATGTCAATCTCAGCCTTGGCCTCTGCCAGCATGGCAAGGTTGCCTTGGGCCATGTCGGTTGTCGGCAGAACCTGAAACGCCGGGATGCCAGCCTCACGCGCGCCCATCGCTAGGTCTGCGTCAATCTCGACATGCCCGTCAGGCTTTGCCAGTTCGGTTTTCAAGGTCTGCGCCGAGACAGCCCCTTTGACCCCCATAGTCTGCCGCGAGTTGATCAGGTGCAGCGCCTTGGAACGCCGCTTGTTGACCTCGTCCTGCGGGTCGATCATGTCCCGGACAACGCCATAGCGGCGATTTTCCCGGTCAACGTAAGCCGCCATCAGGACCATCGGGCAAATCGGCTGGCCGTCATCGTCCAGCTACGGCGAGACTGCGTTGAAGATTTCGCCCTTGCCCGTGAAGATGGCGTAATGCCAAACCCCACCGCGCAGGTAATACATCTGCGCCACGCGGACGCGCTTTTGCGTCGGGTCGCCCCAGCGGAAATTCTTGTTGTCGTGCGGGCGATCCTCAAAGGTCTGCCCGTCCTGCGCCGATGCTGCCGAACCCTCAAGGATTTCGCGGAACTGTTCGCCATACAGGGCAATAGCCTTGTCCAGCGCCATCCATTTCATGCACCCCAGATAGGATGCGTCCGAAAAGTCCTTTTCCCGGCTGTAGGGGTCAAAGAAAATCTCTTCCCACCGCAGGCGGTTGATCGTGACGTCAAATCGCCCGCGCTTTTGGTCAACAATGACCTCGACGCCGCCGTAGCCTTCGACAAGCAGGTTTTCAAACGCCAGCGACTTTTTCAGGTCAAACCGGGTTTGATCGTCCACAAAGACCAGCGCCTTGGTTGCAACGTCCGCCGACTGTTCGTCACGCGGCGTCCGGGGCAATGCGCGCGGATCGGATCGGCCCCGCTGCTCAATCCCCACCATGGCGTCAACCTTGCGCTTGATGCGGTTGATCACCAAAGGCGGCTGTTTGCGGGCGCGCAGGGCTTTGACCTCTTCCGGGGTCAGTTGATAGCCATCGTAATAGTCGCGGTCGCGCTCTGACAGTTCGCGGGCGGTGGATGTCAGGTCCACTGCCGTCTCCACGAGCACTTTCAGTTGCGTGTGGTCCAGCATTACACGACCTTCCAGTCATCGGGTTCCGCCACGCGGGCGCGGTAATCGGTCGGGTGCTCTAGGCGATCCGCTTCCTGCACTTGCTCAATCGAGATCAGCTTGCCCTTGCGGTGCAGCCGTTCAGTGGCATAGCGCAGCGCGTCGATGCCGTGGTTGTTTGCGTCCTCAGGCTCAGGCAGGATTTCCCCGGTGCGCTTGTCAATCCGATAGGCGTAGGAACCAAGTTCCCGGATCAGGTTTACACATCGGGGATGGATGATCAGGTCCAAGCCTTGCAGGAAGCTGATGCCGTCCTCTACGGACCCTTTGCCCTTGCGCGCGCCCCTCATGCGGGGGAAGCCGTGGCGATTGAGGTAGTCGATTGTCTCAGGCCGTGCGCTGTCTGCGTTGCAGGGCCATTTGTGAAGATCAGGCACCCGGCCAAGGAACACGGGCAAGGCATCGGTCGGAACGCCAACCTCAAACGCCTCATGGTCAACGTATAGCGTCCGGCCATCCGGCATGCAGGCACGCAGCGCCGCCGTGGGGTCTTGCGCGAAGCCGAAGTCAACACCGCCGAACCACACCGCGCGATCCGGAACGGTAACTTCGGCAACCCGCCAGTTGCGAAAGATGCGCGCCTCACTCAGCGCCCGATACATTCCTTGCCAAACGTGGGCAAACTTGTCCGGGTCGCGGTCCCGGTCGCGTTCCATGTCGCGGCGCAGTTCTTCCGGGAACCACGGGTTCTGGTCCCAGTTGACCTTGCGCACCAGAAAGTCTGCGTCATTCGCGCCACGAAAGAACACATCAACGGGGTCGTTTTCCCGCTCTGGGTTCCAGCTTGCCCAAATCTCCGAACCGGGCTTGCGGATTGTCGGGGTTAGCAGTTCAAGCGATTTGGCGCTGATCGTCTGCGCCTCTTCGATCCATGCGACGTCATAGCCTTCCAGCGACTTGATGCTTGCCGCCGTGTGGTTCTGCATCCCCCGAAAGATGATGCGCGAACCGTTGCGTCCGCAGATTTCGGTTTCAGTTGTTGTGAAGAAACCAGACAGACCAAATCGGCTGATCTTGTCTTCGAGTAACTGCTTAACGCTGTCCTTGATGCTGATCTGGACTTCGCGGACGCAGACAGCGCGAAACCCGGTTTCCGATGCTGCCCGCAAGATCAGGTGGCCTGCGAAGCAATGCGACTTACCCGAACCCCTGCCACCATACAGCCCCTTGAAGCGGCGCTGTTGGAAGAAGTCCCGGTAGTATGCCGGGAACTTGGCTTCGGTCATTCAAACTTGACCGTCAGGCTAAGCGGAATTTCCTGCCCGTCGATACCGCCGATTTCGGTCGTGGCCTTGGGCGTGCCGTGTGCGCGGTCTTCGCTGTCCTTCATCAGGCGCAAGGCATCACTTGTGAGCAGTTCTTCCGCTGGCGTGCCGGATTGTAGTTTTTCCTGCATTGAGGAAAGCATGGCATGGCGAAGGCGAGCGGCCATTTCGGCGGCTTCAAGCTCCATTCGCTTATGCTCTGCTGATTTCCCGCCGGGGTTTCCCGATTTTCCCGGCTGGAAACGGGTTTCCGGCGACGGATCGGGGTTTGCCATCGCGTGCCTGTGTGTGCTTTGGGGATTATACGGCCATCAGCCTTAGATGGGGCCGCGCACTGACCGCCGCAGGGCTGGTGCAGTGACTATCGCCAATATACCGGATTTTGTGGGTGTTTCAACCCTTGGTGTTTGGGACGCTTCTGACGGTGATCATATACTCCTGACCACCGAAGCTGGCCCACAGATCAGCCTGCCCCATGCCGCCGCCTGTATCCATGGAAGTGTTGTGGTCGATCTGTGATCTGATCAGTTCTTTGATCGTGTCGCGGACGGATGCTGCATCGCGCGGGTAGTTCAATCCGCCGCTCATCACGCCACCGCCTTTCGCGCTGCAATCGGGTCCACCGTCACCCGGACAGTTTGGCCCATCATTTCGGTTTCGGCAATGATTAGGGGGATATCCCCGGCCTCTGCGACCTTGCGGAACGTGGCAAGCTGGCCTGCGAATGGGCCTGCGATGATCTGCAAAAGGTCGCCAGGGTTGTATTCCGACACACGCTCCCCGGCTTCGATCTGCGCCATGCGAGCGGCGAAGTCCCGCTCTACCCGGTCGATGAATGCCATGACGCTAGGCGCGCTGGCGGGGGGAATGCCCATGATGCTGCGGAAATGCTTGCCGTCCCTCAGCCAGTGCCATTGCTCGTCTGTGGCTTGGATGAAGACGTAGTTCGGCAGGTAGGGCCGCTCCACAACATCCGGGCGGCGGCGCTTGCCTTGGCGGATGAGATCGACACGGCGCGGGACATAGGCTGTCACGCCGAGGGCCTCGGCTTCCTCCTGCGCGGCGAACTCTTGCCCGGTGCGGGTGTATGCGGCCCATAGGGTCATTCCAGCGCCCCCTTTGCAATGCGAGCGATGCGCTTGACGGATGGGCGGGATGGGTCGCGGTCGGCTTCTGTGAGGATGGCATATAGGTCGTCCTCGTATCTATCGGCCACACCTTCTGCTGCGATGAGTGACCGCCGCAAGGTGCGCACGTCATGGATCAAGTTCGACAACGCCCCCCCGCTGATCCAGTCTGCGATGCGTTCACGTAGGTTCATGCCTTCCTCCCACGGATTGCCGCCGCGACATTCTGAGCAGCATGGAACATGGCCGAATGGACAGCGCCGCTGATCACCATTTCCTCGGACTTGCGAAGGTCATCCAGCGTGATTCTGCCGCGCGTCCCAGCCTTCAAAACCGGATCATGCAAGACCGTGTCCCCGGCCATGGTGATGTTTTCATCGGCATAGGCGTCGGCAATCTTGGCGCAGGCTTCGCGCTCCGCCGCTACGGCATCAGCCACCGCCTCCGCTATCATGGCCGCGATTTCAGCGGGAACTTCGTATGGCTTCATCGTGTGGCCTCCATGATGGCGGTGACGGGGCGGTCAGGCTGGCATTGATATTTGCCCGCATATTCCGCAGGCTCGGCCAGCTGATGGAAAATCACCTGCGCGATGCCTGCCCCTGCCGGGATGCGAAGGATGCCACGGCCATGATAGACCAGCTCCAATGTCAGCCAGCCTTTCCACCCGCTCTCGATCACGGTGTTGAACACCGACAGACCGCGCCGCGCCCATGTCGATTTGTCATGCACGATCCCGACGAGGTTGTTCGGCATGTGGAACCGCTCGACGGTGGATGCCAGCGCGAACCGCTTGAACGGGTGAAGGGTCACGGCCTGCTTGATGCGGATATCGTAACCAGCCTCCCCAAGCCCGTGTGACACGCCATGCGCGCGCTCCTTGGTGGACAGCATCGGTTCGACGGGGCGGTGTTGCCAGAGGTGGTAGCCGTTGATGATCATGCCTTGCCCTCCGTGGCGATTTCACCCCCGCAGGCGAGATAACCTGCGCCGTCTACCCACGAGTCCACGTGGCCGGGGTTTGCCTTGATCCGGGCGCATTTCATCAGGGTCATCATCACGGCCACGTCAGAGGCGGTGACCGGATGATCCAGATGTGCGGCCCAATAGGCGGCGATGGTGCCGAAGTTGCGCTCTGGCCCTCCATGGGTGGCCTGACGGTCGCGGCTGATGCAGTCTGACGCGGTGTTCAGGATGTCGGCTCGGTTCATGCCCGGACCTCCCACGGTGCGGCGGGGAGCGTCACCCGCATAAAGCGGCTGGCATACACCCCCTGCCCCTTTTCCATCGGCAGAACGCGAACAGTGACCGGGCCAGCGTATTTCTCGCGCGGTGCGGGTTCCGGCTCAATCTCTGGCGGGGTCGGGCCAAGGTAATAGCGATACCGCTGCTTGGTCACGCGCACGCGGCAGATTTCGCCCGCATCAATCATCCGCCGCGCAAGGTCGGACAGCGCGCTACCTTCGGTCTTTATGGCGCGGGATAGGTCTGCCCCCATCATGGGGCCTTTTGACAGCAGTTCCAGCACCGGCTTGCGGCGCTGTGTGGTGATCGGCGCTTCTTTCATGCTGCGGATTTCCGGCGCTTGAGTTGATACACATCGTTCCAGTCCTCCCCGACGACTTCGGGGATATGGACAGTCGCATGGATGCCCTTGACGGAGAGGCGATGGGCCAAGGTGTAGGCCGCTGCTTGACCACCAAACTTCGGGTCATTGTCCCCAAAGATGGCGACCTCTTCGCAGCCTTCCGGCGGACGCCACTTCTCCATCATCCGGGAATTGATGCTGGCCCACACAGGAAGGCCCCACAGCGCGCTTGCGCTCATGGCGGTCTCTATACCCTCGGCAATGCCCAAAGGCCCTCCGTGGTAGTCTGACAGCGCCACACAGGCACCATCGGGCAGTTCCCCCGGCATCAGCTTTCGCGGGAATGACATTTCGGCCTTGCCCATGCCATCAGGGCGAAGAAACGTCCGGTGCATGGTGTGAAACTTCTTTTCGCCATACACCCCGACCATCGCAATCATGCAGGGCCGGATGCCGCCCTCGCCGTCCCGCATGTTCGGATGGAACCGCAAGGCGGCGGGGTAGATTAATTCCTCAACGCCGCGCGTGGTCAGGTAGGTATGTGCCAAGTCACCGGGTTGCACCGGGCGCGATCCTGCCCAAGCCTCGCGCAGAACGCGCAGGCGGTCCTCTTCGGTCATTTCCCGGCGCGGCATGGCCGTGTCAGGCGTGACGTTCCCGACGATCTGGTCAATCTCAGCGGCTACGACTGCGAACGGCCTGCCCGACACTTCGCAGGCCAGCTTCATCCCGTCACCTGCCCCGCATTGATTGCAGATGTAGGTGCCGCGACGATCCTTGTCATCGAACCGGAAGCGATCCGTCCCGCCACACATCGGGCAGGCCGTGTGACGACCTGACAAAGCCTCTTGCGGGATGCCGAAGTGCAAGAGAATGCCCTTCCACTTGCCACGCGCTGCCAAGGCCGTCTTTTCATGGAAAGCCATCAAGCGACCCTCCCCTTGGACTTCGCATGCCGGATGTCCTTGGCTTTCACGAAAGACCACATTTCCGGCGCTGCGGGGGCTGGCACGTCATCTAGGCCCTTGGGCCAGACGCCAAACCGCTCCTTGTAGGTGTGTGATGCCCACCCCTTCTGGCGGCGGAAATACTTGGCGATGAACAGAAGGCCCGACCACCAAGCCTGCTTTTCGGCTTTGCTTGCGACCTTCACCTTGCCACTGATCTGGACAAGCTGGCCCTCGGTCGTTTGAACCTCGGCAACCACCTTGCGCTCATGCCCACAGGCGGGGCAGTTTTTGCCCGTGAACAAGACGGCGCACTTCGGACATTCTGCCGGAATTTTTTCCGCCTTCGTCCGTTTCTTGGCTTCGGCCTTGTCGCCCGTGCTCAAGCGGTCGTGGAAAATGTCAGTCACTAGCCCAAGGCGGAGGCTGTTTCCGGCGTGATCCAGCACAACCAAATCCTCGGTCCCCGGATTGACCCGCAGGCCGCGCCCGATTTTCTGGACGTGCAGCATTTCGGACTGCGTGGGGGCCGCGTCGATGATGCAGGACACGGGCCAGTCAATCCCGGTCGTCATCTTGCGGACGGAACACATGACGCGGATTTCACCGGACACAAACTGCTTTTCCAGCCAAGCCATTTCAGCTTGATCCGTGTGCGCGTCACAGTATCCAGCCGACACGCCTTGACGCTGAAACTCAGCCTGCAGAAAGCGTGCATGGGCGCGGTTGACGCCAAAGCAGAACGTGGGCCGATCCTCGCCGCGCGACAGCCAAGTTTCGACAACGGACGCCATCAGCTTGCCGTCGCCCATCACCTTGGCAAGCGCATCCTCGGCATAGTCCCCGGCGATGGTCTTGACGCCCGACAGGTCTGGCACATCCGGCGCATAAACGACGAACTGCGACAGAAACCCCTTGCCGATCAGGTCGCCAATCGTCGCAGCAATGCACAGGTCTTGCCAATGCTTGCCCATGCCCTTGGCCCAAGGGGTCGCGGACAATCCGACAAAGTGCTTGTCAGGCCATTTGTCCATCAGGTCATAGATAACCCGGAAGGTCTCATGGCACTCGTCCACGATCACAAGCCCGAAGTCGTCGGGAATGTCCCTCCTAGCCAGCGTTTGAACCGATGCCACTTGAACCGGGGCGCTTGCGTCAGTCCGGGGGTGGTTGCCTTGGATCACCCCGACATGCTGCACGCCGTCACGGATGAAGTCTTTCACGGCTTGGTCAACCAGCGACAGACGGGGAACGGTGAACAACACTCGCCTCCCCTTGGCTTGGGCCATGGCGATGATTTCAGCAGCCGTCCGGGTCTTGCCAAAACCCGTTGGGGCTTGCAGCACCACCCGACGATTGCCCTTGCCAAGAGATTGACGGAGCATGTCGATGGACTTGGCTTGGTGATCCCGAAGCGGGCGATGTTCCGGCTTTGCGAAAAGGTCAAGCATGACGTTTCACCCTCTGGCTAGGGAAGGCGATTACATCACAAGAACGGTGGGTCATTTTGGCCCGCCCGTGGGTCGGCTCATTTGACCCACCGATAGGATTTATGACCTCTTTGGGCTGCTCACACATCAGGGTCAGATGCGGGATGCTGATCTTGTATTCGGTCGCATTGCCGTGCAGCCCGTGCAGGTGCGCGACCGCTTCAATCGCCCGGAACCGCCGCAAAATCTCAAGCGTGCGCTTGACCGTGGCGATTGACGCCTTAGCCTTCTTTGCCAGCTTTTCCCGCCCCGGATGGATCGTGCCTTCCGATTGCCCGCGATGCACAAACCAATGGTTCAGCAATGCCAGCGTCACATCCTTTTGCGTGCGCGTCAGGTTTGACCGCTTGACCGTATCCCGCACATTGCGGCGAAACATGGCCTCTTTGGTGTCTTTGAAGTCAGTCATGCCGAAACCCCGCGACGATACGCGCGGCAACAGTGCCGACAGACTGCCAATTCTCGGAATGTTCACGCTTGCTTTGGGGAAGCGAATCCCCATACTGCCCTTGATGGGACATGTGCCGGACCTCTCTCATAGGTTCGCTATGTTCAAGGGCGGTTTCGGTGTTACCAGCACCGTTGCCGCCCGCTTCGTTTATACTACACCCAACATACTCGCACAAAGAAAAAAGCCTGATTTTGTTGGGTTTTTCGGTCACGAGATCACCCCGCGAAACGGCACATCGACCACGCCGCCAAGCTGCACGATGATCTCCCCACCGCGCTTGACCGGGCCGCGTTGATACGAAACCCGCCACTCGCTATCATCCACGCCGATGGCCTGCGCGATGCCGTCTTGTGCCGCCTTAAAGCTGGCGATCATGTTGTCCAAATCGCGCGGGCGGCGGTCAGGCGGGCAGAACGTCACCAGCACCTGAACAGGCGCGGCATACGCGGCCACGCCGATGGCCTGACGGGTCAGGTAATAGGCGGCGGTCTTGGCTTTCTTCTTGGCGCTGGCAAGGGTCCGCCAGTGCGCGCGGGCGTTTGGGGAAAGGGTCTTGTTTTGCCACGGCAGGACGATCATCACCGCCCCCTTGCCAGCGCGGTATGCACGGCGATGTAGCGATCAGCCGCCCCGCGTTCCCGGTTACTGACACGCTCGGCACGGCGGGCGATCAGCGCGGCAACGTCGCCGGAATATTTTCCAGCGGCCTTCATGCCATCAGCATAGGCGTCCAGTTCCTCGCGGGTGGTGATGGTATCCACCACATCGGCGGGGTTTGCGTCACGGCCTGACAGCCATGCAGCGCGGAGGAGATCCCATACGCTCATGCGTCCACCTTTGGCGATGTGGGCGCGGGAAGGTCTGCGATCAGGTTTTCAAGGATGGTCAAGCCACGGGGCTTGCGGATGCGGTAGCGGATGATTGGCGCTGTGTCAGGATCAATGCACTCAACCACCCCAGCACCGTTGACAAACCACCACCATGAACTTTCCCGGGGGTTACTTCCCGCATCTTCTGGCACTAGCCACACCACCCCCGCTTCGCCGACATTGGTTTCGGAGTTGCCTATAAACCATACGGCTTCGATGACCTCACCACGGCACAGGCACCCCCGCCCGTCATGCTCAATCCACGGTCCCCAAGCGTCAGACATGGCACACCTCCGGAAAAGTCCCGGCGTCCGGTTGGGTGAGGACGCCGGGAAAGGTGGAGCGGGCAGGCGTGCCCTTGGACGACAGCCGCGACAAAGCGGCAAGCGCGTGAGAGACGCGCGGCCCATTCAGCAACAGCGCCGAATTGCGGGAATGTTGCCGGGTTTCACGCGCACCCGCCCGGCTCAGGTGGTAGCGCGCCGCGTCGTGGGACAAAGGAAGCGGAAGAACCACGGAAGCGACGTCGCGCGAAGAAAAGCCCCCGGCGTCATTGTGTGACGCGACGCCGGGGGAGTTGCCGCTCAACGGGGAGGACGGAGCGGCGGAGGAAAGGGTGGGCGGGGTCATGCGGCGCTCCATTTGCGCCGTTTGTGGGCAAACGTGAGGAATTCAGGGCGAGGCATCGGCATTTCGCGCCATGCGGAGAAAAGGGCGAAAAGCTCTTCTTCCCGCTTCTTTTCCAACTCCGCGCCCTTGTCGGGCGCAATCGCCACCAAGGCCCTGATAGCAGCGTTAATGTCACCACGGCGGAGGTCGGCAAGCACCGCCGTCAAATCCACCCTAATCTGAAACAACTCGCTTTCAGCGGCGGCGAGGTCATCCTGCATGTCACAGCAGCAACAACGGCACATCACGCGGCCTCCCGCATGGCTTGCTCAACGCGGGCGCGCAGGTCGGGGAATTGCAGCACCATCGCCACGGCCTCGGCACCTGCGGGGGTGTTAATCCCTGCCAGCCAGTTGCGGGCCGTGCGCTCGTCGCGGTCGAAGAAAAAGGCGACGTGCTCCTTGTCGCGGAAATGCGCCCGCAGCCATTCTGCCACCACCTGCGGGAACGCGCGGCGGAAGCGGTCCATGTCGATGAACGACGCGGGAGGTTTTCCGGCGTAGTTCCCGGACGACATGGCCGGAACGGTCACTGCATGATGGCGCTGTATCTTCATCACACGGCAAGGAGTGTTCATTGAGACACCCCCTCAGACATGCGCTTGCGCCGCTCTGTGCGGATGTAGGCGCGCACTTCTGCCTCAGTCTCCGGCCAGATGCGCTTGCCAGCCTCAAGGCGCTCAACAAGCCGACCGTTACGCACGGCCAAGAACCCGAACCGATAGGCGGAAAGCCCGGTCTCGGAGAGGAAGTCGCGGATTTCGGTAAGGATGTTCTGTCGCATAAGCGCACGGTTACACGCTATCGCGTGCAAGTCAATACACGCCATAACGTTCATGCGCAGAATTTTGGGCGTGGTAGGATGCGCCCGCTATGAATGACGATTGGTTCCCACGACTACTCGCCGCCATCGAAGCTGATGGCAGGTCCAAGCGCGCCATCAGTATGGCTGCTGGGCTAGGTCCGAATTTCGTTCAGCAGATGATCAAGGACGGGAAAACCCCCGGCGCTGACAAGCTGCTGTCGATCCTTGGCGCGCTGGGAGCGGCGCGACCCTTCTACGTCCTGACAGGCATCAACATGTCACCAGAAGACGAGGACTTGTTCAGGGAGTTTTTGTCGCTTCCGTCCGAACTTCGGCAGAAGTTGCTCGACTTTGCGCGGTCATTTCGCGGAGACGCTGTCTAACCTGCGCCTTCTGATCTTCGGTAAGCGTTGCCCAAACATTCATAAACTCAAATAACTGAGAAGTCATGCAAACCCCCGCTGAGGCAATTTGACCGTGACAGAACAGAGGCAGAACGTCTAGCCGCTACAAGTTGTGGATGTGCATCTTACGCGCGACAAGCGAAGCGGAGCGGTGCAAACTGTAGGGGTGAATCGTTTCGTGACGCAGGGCAGAAACCGTGCGATAACGCGCTAAAGCGGCAAAACCGCAGGGAGGCTTTGGCATGACGCGGGAACTGGTTGTAAGGGCTGACTGGGATGATGAGGCCCAGGTGTGGGTTGCATCCAGCGCTGACATTTACGGCCTGAACGTCGAAGCCGACACACTTGAACAACTCAGCGTCAAGGTGGCCGGGGCTATCTCCGATCTGCTCGAACTAAACGGCCCAAGGCCTGATGGCCCGGTCCCTGTCTCAATCCATGCAGACAAGAAAATACAGGTGACGGTTGCCGCCTGATGGCCAGCTTCTACCGTGATCTTATTGAGTTGTTGCGCCGCGCTGGGTGTCAGTTTGTTCGGGCCGGAAAGGGCGATCATGAAGTTTGGTTCAGCCCCATAACGGGCAAGAATTTCACAGTGGACCACGGCACCAAGTCGCGCCACACGGCAAACAACACGCTACGGGACGCAGGGCTTCCGAAGCACTTTTGACCCGCCCAACATGAACGCCCCAAGGCCCCGCCGCTGCGCGGGGCTTTTTTCTACGCGGGCGAGCCAAGGCGACTCACCTATCCTTTAGGTTGGATCATATCAAAAGATATTTGCACGTTGTAGCGTGCATTTTCCGCTTGCGGTGCACGCGATGGCGTGCAATTATCCTCCTATCGCAACGGAGGACGACATGACCAACCTCACAGCCTTCAAGATCGAAAAAGGCGTTCTGCTTCCGACGGAAAGTTTAAGGGGAGCGCCGAAATATCCTTGGTCGCAACTTGAAGTTGGCGACAGCTTTTTTGTTAAAGGCGGAAACCTAAACGTCATTTCAAGCTCGGCTAGGCTCTGGGGAAAGCGCAACAACGGTGCGCGCTTTACAACCCGCACGGTGGATGGCGGCGTCCGTGTTTGGCGGGTGGCGTGATGATCCCGCACCACCCAACCCACCCCAACGCGTTCCTGCCCTACCTGGGCGAAGAGCGCGGCGAATACTCCACCTGCACCCCGGACGACCTGCCCTGTGTGGTCATCACCTCGCGGCGGTTTGACGAGGTCATCCCCGACCGTGGCGCTTGCTTCTGGGAATGCACGTCCACCCTTCTCGGCGCGGTTGTGTTTGACGATGACGGCATCGCCCACGTCTACGACGCAACGCAGGCGCTGAACGAGTTCGGCCCGGTCTGGGTCGCGGCGGTGGAGCGTCTGGACGCGGAGGCCGTGGAATGACCGCCGTTCACTCGCCCCTCACCTGCGACCACTGCGGGGCGGCTCATGTCGTCCTGCGCGAAGTCCCGACCCTTGCCAATCCCTACGCGATCCTCTGCGCCACATGCTGGTGGCATCAGGCCGAGGACGAACCGTTCCACAGTTTCCCGCTGGCACAGGAGGCCAAGCAATGACCACGATTACCGTCTACGGCGCAACGCTTGCCGATGTGAAGCGTGATACCGACACGACCATTTCCGAGCAAGCGCGCGAAGGTCTGCACTTCACCCGCGTCACCACGCGCAAGACCGGGGCCAATGGCATCGGCGCATACGAGGCGGAAATCACCTTCACCCGTGACCGCGCCACAGAACTGCGCGCCGAATGGAACCGCATCTGCAATGCCATGAACGAGGGCACATGGCGCGGCACCGAGGCTGACGCGCTGGCGGAAATTGAGCGCATCAAGGCTAAAATCGCAGCGATTGAGGTGGCGGCATGACCAAACTCATTGCCTTCGCCATCGCATCAATCGGCGTCATGGCAGCTTACACGCTGTATCTCCTGTTCGCCGTCCTCCCCATCATCGTTGACCGTGTGGTGATCTGACCATGACGCACCCGACCCCCGCCGAAATCCGCAGCGCCATTTTCCAGCGCCTTTACGACGAAGCCGCAGCGCGCGGTGAGATCGTCCCTCAGTGGATTTTGTCCGCGATCCGGCAGGGCGTGTCTGACGCCAACGCCGAACACGACCGCGCGAACGCTCAACAGGTGGCAGCATGAACATCCGCGCCGATATCCCCCTGATCCAACGCATTGCAGCTTCCCTGCGCGAAATGCTTGGCGACGATCTGGACGACGAAACCCTGATCGACACGCTGGACGGCGAAGCGGACGTTGCCGACATTGCCGACCGGATGCTGTCCGCCATGCTGGACGCTGACGCTCTGGCCGTGGCGATCAAAGCGCAAGAGGCCGACCTGAAAGCCCGCCGCCAGCGTGTCGAAGCCCGCGCCGATGCGATCCGCGCGCAGCTTCTGACGCTGCTTGACGCTACCGGGGCCAAGAAGATGGAACGCCCCCGCGCCACGATCAGCCGCCGCGCTGGCCTGCCGTCTGTCGTCATCACCGACGAAAGTGCGGTGCCGTCGCAACTCTGCAAAACGACCGTCACGCCCGACAAGGCGGCGATCAAGGCGCAACTGCTGGCCGGGGAAAACGTGCCGGGGGCTGAGATTGTCACTGGGGCAGATGGCGTGACCGTGAGGGTCAAATGAACATCGCCGCACTTTCCGCACCGTTTGACCGCGCCGCCGTGCATTGGCGGGCGCAGGGAACGCCGACCGAGCGCAACGGGAAATGGTCAGCCATGGCGCTGGCATACATTGATGCACGGGACGTCATGGACCGTCTGGACGAGGTGTGCGGTCCTGACAACTGGCAGACTGAATACCACGAAACGGCCAAGGGTCGTCTGATTTGCCGTCTGTCCATCCGCATCAACGGCGAGTGGATCACGAAATCTGATGGCGCAGGCGATACGGACGTTGAGGGCGAAAAGGGCGCAATCTCCGACGCTCTGAAACGCGCCGCTGTGTCGTGGGGTGTGGGTCGGTATCTCTACCGCCTGTCCAGCCCATGGGTTGATTGCGAAGTCAGGCAATCCAACGGCAAGACCTACTGGAAGTCGTGGTCAGCCGATCCGTGGTCCAAGGTCAAATGCGCGCCACCCTCCGCACCGCAGGGCCCATCGCCTGACAAAGAGCATCAGGCCACTGTAGCACAGCAAGAGCCGGCATCGGTCATCAAAAGGATTGAGGCTGCGATCACCGGGAAGGCCTTGCTGGAGGTTATCAATTCTCCGGGCGTTGATAACGCCAACCCGGCAATTGCCAAAGTCCGCGTTGAGCGCCTCCGGGTGCTGGTCAAGGGCGCGCAGACCGTCGCCGCGCTGGATGCCTTTGCCACCAATTTTGTCCCCGATTGGCCCGCCGTCGCAGCGGACGCCGAAGCCCGCAAACACGAACTTCAACAAAAGGACGCCGCATAATGGCAGGCTCAGTTAACAAGGTCATCATCATCGGCAATCTGGGCCGTGATCCGGAAGTCCGCAGCAAGGTTGTGAACCGGCGTATTGCCACCTCGGAAAGCTGGAAGGACCGCAACTCCGGCGAACGGAAAGAGCGGACCGAATGGCATTCGGTCGCCATCTTCAACGAACACATCGCCAAGGTCGCGGAGCAATACCTGCGCAAGGGATCGACCGTCTACGTCGAGGGCCAGCTTGAGACGCGGAAGTGGCACGATCAGACCGGGGCAGACCGCTACACCACGGAAATCGTCCTGCGTCCGTTTAGCGGCGAACTGACGCTCTTGGGCGGCAGTCCCGGCAACAACGATGATGCAGAGCGGGAGGAATACGACCGCAACCGCCCGCGCCCTGCTGCTGATAACCGCGCCCCCGCTGGTGGGTATGGCGGCGGTGATCTGGATGATGAAATCCCCTTCGCTCCGGAGGTCCGCTGATGGCTCGCCGCAAGCCTGAACCGATCACCCACGCCATGAAGGCGTATCGCGCGCTGAACGACGCTTTCTCAAAGCATGGCAAGGTGTCCAAGGAATTGCGCTGCGAATACGCAATCACCGTTCTGGAACAGGATGGGATGGCACCCGACATGGCCGCCGATGTGGTGGCGCGCGTTTGGCGCACTGAATTTGAAATCATGGGGGCCGTGTGATGGACATGCTTCGTTGCCGCTTCATGGGCGGCGCGCTGGTGCCTGCTGGATACTACGGTGCGAAAGCGGCAGCTGAAATGATGGCCGAGGGCGATGTTGTCCTCGTCACCATTGACCACCCGCGCAGCGCAGCCACGCACAAGCACCAGTGGGCAGAACTCCGGGACGCATGGAGCCACCTGCCCGAAGCTGTCCAGCCCATGCCGTGGGCGCAGACGCCGGAAACCATGCGCAAACACGCGCTGATTGTGACGGGCTACTGCAATACCTCGGCCATCGACTGCGGGTCAGCATCGGCAGCGCAGCGTGTCGCGCCCGTTCTGATGGCCGAGGCAACGCGCGGGCATGGGTATGCCATCGTCAGCATACGGGGGCCTGTGGTGACGCTGGCAACGCCGGAAAGCCAGTCAATGCGGGCGATGGGCGGCAAGAGGTTTCAGGCGTCAAAGGAGGCGGTTCTGAACTGGGTCGCGCAGCAAATCGGCACGACGCCGGAAGAACTGCGGGGGGCGGCATGATCACCATCTCGCTCTGGCAGATTGTGTATCTGATCGTTGCGGTTCTCGTCTTTCTTTTGGTCCGTAGCGTCTCAAAGAGCGGTCAATCCGTCTTGTCTGACGCGCTTCTTTCAATGGCGTGGCCCGTTTCGATCCCGCTTGGCCTGTACATGTCAAGAAAGCGAGACGGCAAATGAACGCCCGCGTAGGTGATCTGGCAGGGCGTGGGCCGATTGGCCTGAAAGCGGCCAAGCCAGTGCGAGGCACAAAAGCCGCGCGGGACCACATGAGCCGTGTCTCCGCCCTGCCCTGCGTCTGCTGCGGATACTGGCCAACCGAGGTCCACCACTGCATCAGCGGTCGGTTTGGCCAGCACAAGGCCAGCGACTTCGACACCATACCGCTTTGCTATGAACACCATCGCGGCGCGGCGGGCATCCACACAAGCAAGGCCGAATGGGAAGCCCTGTTCGGACCGGACACCGATTATCTGCCAGTCGTGCGCGACATGCTGGCGGGTGAGTTCAACAGCCCATGGGGTAAATGATGGACGAAATCCAACACAGCGAAACGCCCGGTGGCGTCCTGCCCGGTCTGCTCGTCATTGCGACCAATCGGCGGCAACTCAAGGCGGCTGTCAAAGCCATCCCCAAGCGCAGGGTGTCTGACGACCTGCGCGAGGTATTGGTCGAGGTCTACGGCCTCGGACAGGCCGATGTGATCATCAACGACATGGCAAGGGGGCTGGTGCTGAGATGACAGACCACACCGATTTGATCCGCCGGCTGCGCGGCCATGCGCATTGGGGAATGACAGCCGAAGCTGCCGACGCGCTGGAAGCGGTGACGCGGGAACGTGACGCCGTCATCGCCCGCGCCGAAGCCGCAGAGCGTGAGCGTGATGATTACTACGAGCGGTGGAATGATTGCCAAGAAAAGCGACAGGCCGCAGAGGCCGCGCGGAAAGAGGCGGTGGGGGTGATCGAAAAGCTGCGGCTGACCGCGCGTCCCTTTGACACTGGTGACACCGATCACGACAACGCGATGCGGGCGGCTGACGCCTTCCTCGCCCAACACGGAGGCACCCATGAGTGACCCGAATGACATGATTTCGCGCGGGGATGCCCGCGAAAAAGTCCAAGCGGCAACCGGATTTGACAATGACCACCCGGTGGTTGCCGCCATCGCAGCCCTGCCCGCCGTGACGCCGAAAGTGCGGCCGTTGGAGTGGCAGCTTGTAGCAGCCAAGGAGGGCGTCCATTACCGCGCCTTTGATCCCTTGTATGGCCGTGATGTCGAAGCGCCAAACGAGGCGACTTGTGACGCGATAGATCAGACCCGCGCCGCCCGCATCCTCGCCGCGCTGGACCTGACGCCCGCCCCCGATGCGGCGGCGATCCGGGAAGCCACCGCGCGACTGCACAAACTGGCGTATTGGCTGGATACCGACGCGGAGGTTTTGGCCGACATGGATCAGCGCGATTTGTCGGACCATCAGCACATTCAGGCCGAGGTCAACGCCATCCTCGCCCTTCTGCCGAAAGGCGGTGCGTGATGGACGATTTCAACGTGATCAGAACGCGGGGCCAGACGTTCTATCCGCGTCGTCATCCATCCTTGTGGAGCGTCCTGTATGACAAGTGGCTCGAAGGCTGCTTGCTGCAATGGCGAACCGACAGGCCGCATGACGCAGCGCGCAAGCAACGTCAGAAAGGCGGTGCGTGATGCTCCGCTGGCTTATGGCAACGACCGCGCTGCATACCCACCCTTGGCTGATGGAGGCCACCCATGACCAGTGACACCACCCCCGCGCCGGAAGGCGTGACGCCGGAAGCCGTGGCGGCGATCCTCAAGGACGTGACGCCAGCGCCTTGGACTGAGCACGACCAAGGAAAGCACCCTCACCCTTTCATCTGTGGCCCGACCACAAGCTATGAGCACGGGGAAGACAAGCCGGTGGTCGCCTACGTGACCGGATTGGACGCACTCGCAAACCGCCGCTTCATCGCATGGGCGCGGAACAACATCGAAGCCCTCGCCGCCGACCTTGCCGCGCAGAAGGCGCGGGCGGATGCGGCGGAACGGGAGCGGGATGAGTTGGCAGCCGCGCTGGACACGCTAGAAAGCGATGCGGGCATCACGACCAACGGCAACATGTGGCGTTTCTGGGCGCAGATGGCGGGGGACGAGGCAAAACAGGCGAAGGCCGCAAACGCCGCCAGAAAAGCCGCCGAGGCCAAGGTGACGAAGCTGGTGGAAGCGCTGGAGTTCTACGCCGACCGCAGCCTTGAAGGCTATGACGTGCATGTGACGGATTACGGGCTGTCCACCGAGATCGGCCCGATCATCAAGGACGCCGGAGCGCGCGCACGCGCCGCCCTGCGCGCTGTGGAGGGCCGGGGATGATCACCGTATCCGACGAAGTTCTGATGATAGGGATGTTCTTTGCGTTCCTCGCGTTCTTGGTTTGGAGGGCAACACGATGACCGCGCCTGACCGTATCTGGATCGACGCTTGGGGCGGCAACTGGTCGCCAAGGGCAGGCGGCACGCAGGAAATCGAATACATCCGCGCCGACCTGATCCCCGCCGCGCTGGCGGTGCCGGAGGTGCGGGCGCTGGTGGAGGCGGTGCGGGGGCTGCTGACTTGGGATCATGAAAGCGGACGCCCAATTCCGATCCGCCACAGTTACCCACTTCTGCGCGCTCTCGCCGCCCTGCGCGGGGAGGGACGGGGGTGAAAACGCTGCTAGGACAGGAACGCATCGACCACATCGCGGCGCAGCGCAAAGCCGCGCGAGGCCAACTTGAACGGCTGGCAACCAAACTGGCCGGGCAGCTTTCCTACTACGAGGTTTTTGACCTGATGATCGGAGCCATCGAGGATCGAGCAGGCTGTGGCGTGGATGAAATCAGGCGTAAATCCGCAGACGTAACCAAGAACTGCGCGAACATATCGCGGATTGGAGGCAACCCATGACACCCCATGACCGCGAGAAAGCCATCCTGCGCGCGAAGGAAGCGGATGGTAAACCATGACACCGCTCGACAAGGCCATCCGCGCCATCGCCATGAAGCTGATGCCGAAGCCAACCGACGCCGACCGGATCAGGCTGCAACACCTGCAAGCGGCCAAG